GGGCTCCGGATGGTAAAATAAACCCACGTTTCGGTGATGGAGGATTTCCTAGCAATGTATATTTAGAAATGTTGCAATTTCCCGAAGAGCATGGCGCCGGTGGATGGCCTACAGGTTGTTCAGCAGGTGATGTTGAATGTATAGTTGAAACCAGTCCCTCTCAAATTTTATATGAAAATTTTGATTATCAAGGTGTATCACCAAGATTCCAACCCGATGGTAAAAATAGAACAGCCGGTGGTGATCCTTATGCGGGTATGAAACCACAGTGGTTTTATCCGGCTCAAGGTCTAGGTCAATTTTGGAATCTGGGTCAAACCTCATACTGTTTTAACTATGTCGATTTATTGCTAAATGCACCTATGAAAGGAATGCCACCCACAACAGATAAATCTTATCCTATTGGTTGGGGTAATGGGTTTGCATCTTGTACTGAAGTAATTAAGTTTCCACCAGGTGCTGGCGCGCTAGGATATGATATTGAAAACCCCACCGAACCAACGGAGCATGATTACACTGACCCAGTTTATAGCATGCTACTTATTCTGGAATTTGAGTCACGAAATGATGTACCAGGTGCGTGTAAGGATGCTGGAAACCAACGAATGCTGTTTGCGACTAAACAACAACTTCCCGCTTCGACTTGTCATCAACCACTCAAAGATGTTAGGACAGGTATGTCGGGGCTGGGCTACTGTGCACCAACTAGCGATAAAGGCACGGCTTGTGCATGTCCAACTAGCGACCCTAATTGTCTATATCAGCCCTCACCTCCTATGGGAGGAGCAAGCAGTAGAAAGACTTATGGGTGTGCACCCGATCAGCCTGCTAATAGTTCTTCAAGAGCTTTGAATGAACAAGTTTGTGCGCTGATGGGTCAAAAACCCGGTACATATTGGACACCGTACTTTGATTTATCTACTAATTATGTTCCAATTATAACGCCCACACCTGGTAAAATGATTGAAAATTTTTACCATTCAAATTCAGCGGTGAACTCCAAAAAAGGGATCGCTGGTCAGTTAAATCGTAACGGTGGATTTGACCCTAACCCGGCATGGGTAAATGTAAGAAGAAAGTCTTCTAGAGTTTTTCCTACACGTCCCAAACCCTTGTCAAGTATTAGAGATAAGAGATACATGGCCGTTGGATGGATTAATGGTAATTTTTATGGTTACCCGAAGGGTAAATATATTCCGGGTGATGCAGATGGTAAAATTAAATATAATAATCCATTTCAAGGAGGTGTGCCTGGGTTGGATGTTGATGGGAAAACCATAATTTATGGTAAAATCACGTCTGAAGAAAATCCTTTGACTTATTATGACAGGAATGGAAAGGTGTTATACAAAACTTGGTATAATAAACAGCTTGCCGTGGATGAAGCCACGGCATTAGAACTTTGTGCTGAATTTTATTCTTGTGGTGACAACGGATTTGAACAAGCAGAAATGAATTGGCCGTTTGGTACTTACTTTGGTTACGGTCAATCGCTTGGAGGAATTGGAAAATCGGCAACGCAGGCTATGTCAGCTTACCCTTATAGTTGCACGTCGGTGCAATTTACGAATACAGCAACCGCTTATGGGAGTATAGTTCAGCCAGCATATGACACGGAAATATTATATATGCCTCCGGTTAAATCTTCCGGTTCAAGTGCTAAATGTACTTGCGCTACTTCAGTCACGGTTGATTTATTGGCTGATTTCAATACACCAAATGCGGGAAGAGATCTGAAAACCTATGTGAATAGAAACAAGGGTAAAGACGGAGGTTTTGTTTATGCTGACAGCCCCGCCGGTAAATCGGCTCGTGCATTTTGGGGAAAACAACAAAAAGTAACCAACTGGACTACATTAAGCGATCCTTATGGTAGCGGAGAAACTGTAAATTCTTTTGATCCATCGAAAAGTAATTCCTTTGGTGTGTCAGGAAATCCACCCTCATTTTGTGGATTATAAATTTTCACGATGAATAAATGATTAAAGTTGTGGAAATACTTTTTCAATTAAAAAATGAGAATATTGAATAAATGTTCTCTCAACAAGATATTGAAAAAGTCCAAACAGATTGTAAACAAAATATAATTACAGGAGCTCAAGCTTATACGTTAGAAGATATTTTGACTAATATTAAATCAAACATTGAAACAAATACGCATTCGTTGTTGGAGAAACTTAAAAATATTCAATTATACTCAACAATAGGGATCTTAATTATTCAATCACAGTCAACAGACATTGTAGTAAGAACCCCGGGTCAAAAAGTATTACAAGACAATAAATTCTTTAGGGATCTAGTAAGGCTCATGAATACAGAAGCATTTACCACATTCAAAAAAAGACATATGCGACAAGATTTACATTCTTCTCTCATATATTTTGAACTTTACGACATGATCAATCAGGTGTACAAAGAGAATATTGGTGAGGACGTGCCAGGTGAAATAGCCGTTCAATTGCTTCAATCAATAATGCGAACAGGTAGTTTAAGAAGACCTTTAATAAGACTCATTCATAATTATGTAAAGAAAGGTGGGAGCTACAAAGGCCTAAAGAAAAAATTAACACTGATAATGAAGGATAATACGTTAAAAGTTGAAAATAAATAATTCATGTTATAATCCTTTCAGAATTATAACATGTTAAACTGAATAAATTTATTAACTTGAGCAAGCATTTTGCAAATGGGATCTGGTAAAAGACCCTGTGCTTCTTCAATTGTCGCCCATTTTAAATCACCGACTTCGTTTGATATATAAGATCTAATTTCCGTATTTTGATGATTTATTTTAACGGTAGAATTTGCTTCTGCTAACCAACACTCTACACAAACCGCTTTATCACCGTATTTAAGATTATAGTAAAATGGTCGCGTGTCTACTATACGAATTGCATTTCTTCCTACCATAGTTTCTTCCTCCCACTCTCTCAAAGCACAGTCGTAACCGGTTTCGGCTCTTTTTCTTCTTCCCTTAGGAATTCCCCACTCCTTTGACCCATTACCCGTTAATTGGGGATTACAATCCACAAAACTTTTAATTTCTTTATAATTTTGCCGAGCTCGATGCCTCTCTGTTATGTAAACTTTATTGGTTTTGACTATATATAAGTCTTCCCACACATGGTCAAAATCGTATCCTCGCACTCGTTCAATTTCGTCGGGTGTAGTGTTTACTATCATTATTTCATATTCATCCTTCTGTAGCCTATGTAGATTTCGCAAAACTTTTATAAAATTTAGCGAATCTCTTCGTTGGCTCAACAGAAAAAGAATCTGGTTATTTTGAATTTTGTAAGATATTACTCCATGAGAGTTGTACATTTATTTTACATTCTCGCAGTTTAGATCTTTTTATTATCCCATTTCACTTCGGACTCAGGATGAACGAATATGGCGTGTTTATTATGCCTGTTCAAGTATATTAAATCGATATTTGTATCTTCTAGTCTAGCCATGGGTACAACCACCTTATGTTTTATAACATACAATGACTTAAAAATCGGTTTAAGTTTTTTAGTCATCTGTTCCAGATCAATAGCCTTAGACCTTACTTCATTTGAAATGTCGTACATTATACCCCCTCTACTGGTTTCATATGTCAGTTTACCCGAATTATCACGTCCCAAATTAACTTTCTCCATTTTTAATTAGAAGTATTTTCTTAAAACTTTTTATCCACACAGATCTAGTTCGCATATACATCGCTCCCCCGTGCATACTTTTACCGCACCCTTTTTGTCACAAAACATAATAACAGAATTTTCACATGGTTTACCACACACATGGCATATCACCCCTTCACCTGAATGATCCGTACTGAAACCAAAACCTATGTCTTCATCAGCTTCCTCGTCGTCTTCAATATCAACTGCCGGAAGTACATCTGGTTCAAATATTTTAAAAGCTCTATACAAGCCATGGGCAACCCATGTAGAATCCATGGCGTCGGACAACCCACGCATATTAATTCGCATGTTTCCACCCAAATCTAACAGAGGGTCTTTAGGAGTTGCTTTTTTAATAACAGATTTGGATTGTAATGCGAGTTTTTTGGCTTTGAATAACTCAGCATCAAGATCTCTAACATTTTGCATGAATCCCTCATCAAATAATTCACCCGTGTATGGATTAACAGTTATATTATTTTCATGTAGGTATAAAATATCAAAGCAAAAGATCATTGGACGTGACACTACGGGTGGTCCATCTTCTACTATAACTTCTTCCATGTAAAGCACTTTGTTTTGTTCATCAATATCTTGGCAAGAATCATGCCATTTTAATTCCAAACCATCTTCTATTTTTTTCCTATCGCTTTTACTCATACCTAGAACCACAGGAACTCTAGCTGATTTAGCAGTGGGATCCAGCTGTCTAATCAAAGCGTTGACAAGTAAATTTTTCTCTCTTTCTGTTTCTTGTATTATTTTTCCCATATTTACATCAAATATCTTTCTTTTCAAACTTTCATCACCCTGAACAAAACTATCAAGTAATGGAAATCTTTCACGGGTCGATAGATTTAAAAAATGTATGGGTTCGATTCTTTTATGAATAATTTTACTACGCAAAATTTCACCCGCTTCGTGTGGAGAACGCCCTAATAAATCCGAAATTCTATAATAATTATCCGAATCATCATCAAGACTTGGTCTTAAAAATATTGTTATATCAGCAACCTGTTTTAAATATTGACCAAGTGTTTCAGAGTTTTCATAAATCAAAGTTAACAATCTATTTACGAAATTTTCCAGATCCTTTTCTAAAAATATTTGGGACGCTACATCACCCTTTTGAATTAGTGCATTTTCAAACAAATCAAGTAAAATGCCTTTTATCACATTTTTAAGATCTTCCAAGCGTTGTTCTTGCTTTTGCTCTAACCCCCTCAATGGAAGATTAAGTAAAAATGACTGTTCGGGTTTTAAAACAACATGTTTAAACACATCTAGATATCCATCACCATATTTTTTTGGACGATATTTAGTTTGGTTAGGATTAGAATTAGGGTTAGCTGGCAATGGATCTTCTATTAACAAACTATAATGTGTTCGAGTTCCTCTTCTTGGATTAGCATCATCTATCGGTCTCTCATGTTTAAAGACTTCCAAATTGGGTTTACGTCCGTTTCTTCTGACAAATAAACCATCATCTACACCCAAACTCCTAAGAGCTCTAACAACATTATCCTTTCTTGCCGTCAATTCCGCTGAAATAAACCTTGCACCCGAAGATGTTTGAACTTTCTTAAGTTCCTCGTTCAAACCATGAATATCAGCCATGATGGTTAAGAATTCGGATTTTTTAACCATTTCTCTGAATTCCTCAAAATCTACACCCACATTTCTAAGAATAGTGCGCAATCGATCCTTAACAGCTTCTAATCGTCTCTCTGGTACTATTTTTAATTCAACTCGGTTTTGTAAACGTTCGAGATCCTTGAATTCAGGTACCAGGTCAATTAACTTTTTAGTTGGACGCTTTTTCTTTTTCAACGACTTCACATCTAAATCATCATCGTCCAATTTTGTAGCACCGCTTACACGTTTACTTTTATTCACTTGGGTAAGCAGTTCATCAAGGATGTCCCAATATTTTCCTTCACGTTTGTTCAGTTCTTCAACTATTTTAATCTGACTGTTTTTATCCAATTTGGAAAACGTTTCTATTAATGTTGTCTTAGATTCGTTTTGAGTCTCCGCGAGTAACCTATCTAACGCATTTCCTAATCGTGATGTAAAGTCGGATGTATGTATGAATGGAAAAAGTTCTAAAACCGCGGTGGCTAAGTTTTCTTCATCCACTTCTATAGCAGATTGTTTTAATTCTTCCAGAGCACCCGCAAAATCGCCTCTAACGCCTTTGCTAGATTTACCGCTAAGAGGTACTCTCTTGGAGCCTTCCGGACCTTCTTCGATTTGACCCTTATAACTCTCTAACCAATCTTGAATCATTTCTAAACTGGTAATATCAAAAACTTCAAAAAGTTTTTTGGCTAAAATTCTAACACCACTAGCTCTTTTACTTTTCATACTACTTGCAAAAAGTTTTTTGAAGGCAGCGCGTATATTACTTTTTATATCATCCAGACTGGCAGCTTTTTCTGAGTTCCAAATAACTTCGGACATATCATCCTGTGCTTTAGTCATTTTTTGATTTGGCAGACTCGCTTTTTTAGGTTTAGAAACCGATAAATCGGCATCTAGGTCCGCCATGGTTAATACTCGTGGTCTCTGCGGTAACTTTTTACCTGATGGTAACTTTTTACCTTTTGGTGAACGAGATTTTCGAATTTTACGAGATTTAGTCTTGGTTGGAGTTTTTCGCGACTTGGCTTTCTTCGGCTTTTTTCTGCGACCAGATTTTCGAATTTTAATTTTACGCGATGGCATATTTATTAATAGTGATCGATAATTATTAAATACATATTTAATAATTCATTCATTCGTTATGGGTTCGTCACCGACGAAAGTCTTATCAAGGTTTAAAACAACTTTCTCATAGCCCAGATATTTAGGCGTGACTAAGCTGTTAATTATATTACCGGACGGTGAACAATACTGTTTCAAAGAAAGTAATATACAGTTTCCATTTTCGTCATCCGCTGCAAAAATTTTACCAGGTCCTCGCCGAACTTTAATAGGCATTTTATACATCTGACCCTCAACCATATATGTCAATTCGTATAGTTTATTTCCTTTCTTTTCAAGGCGATTATCAAAAAAAGATAACATGTCTTGATAAACAGCTTGAAGTATCATTTGCCAACTGACCCGGTATATGTCAAATGTGCTTGAATATTGTCCAGAAACCATAGTTTTTAGTTCATTCCATTTTCTATTTTTGTAACGATAATATTTTCCAATTCTTGTATCGGAACCAGTTATCCACCGACAACCAAGCAATACCGGAATAGCAATCAATGCGTAATAGTACATTTTTTATTAAGTAATTAAACTTTGAAACCATTTTTCCGAAGTTGCTCAATAATTTCCTGCCGTATATCTTCAAGCTTTACAGTGTGTGGGATTTCTATTAAAACTATACCAAGTTTTTGACACACTTTGCGTTTAAGATTATCTCTTTCGACTTGCGCTTCAAATTCATGTTTACCCCCTCGATGAAAATACGGGACATATTCATAGTGCTGTTTTCCATTATATTCACATGCTACGCCAATTTCCTTGTTGTACATATCCAATTCCATGTTCGAACCGGTTTTGTTATTAAATAAAAATTTAGGTCTTCTTTTCTTGAAAGGCGCGTTAAATATTGTCTCTAAAACATAGCGACATTCTGCTTCGCCTTTACTCTCACCCGACGCTCTTATTCTTTGACCAACCGGTTCTTTATCAGGAAAGTGAAATTTACTATTCCAGGTTCCTTTACCGTTCTTATCAACAAAGAAAAGCCAGTACAGAAACATAAAAATAAGAGATGCAATAACAAGTGAAATTAAAGCATTATTTTTAATGAACTCGATTATACTTTGAAACATTTTATATTTTTAAAGATAAATATCTCTTTTTAAAATGAGCGAAATCAAAGGTTTAATATCAGAAGTATCTCAAATCGACGCGGAAATTAAAAGGCTAAACATGCAGAAAAGAAAGCTGCATGCCCGCAAAAAAGAATGTGAAGCCAGAATTGTCAAATTTTTAGACAGAACTAATCAGGCTGGTGT